TAATCGGCATTTTTGATGCTCCTCCGCTTCTCGCGTGGTTGGTAGTGGAGGGACCGTCTCGGCCCCTCCGTTGTGGTTGATTTTCGTATTAGTCGAAAGTGAATTCGATATCGTCGTCGCCGGCGTCTTGCAAGATCCGGCCGCCGATGGTGTAGGCCTTGAAGCCCTGCACGTCGGTCTCCTGGACGGTTTCGATCTGAGCCGAGACCAGATCGATCGTGGTTCGACCTGGAGTCGCTCCGACTTGAGCCTGTATCGCGAGAGGCGTATTCGCCCGACGTAAATCGTAGACGTCAAACGTCGCCTTTGCCGGCGCGAAAAATGTCGCCGTGAACGTGGCGCGACGATCTGCGATCAAGATCCGCTGTCCTTCGGTGTGTTCGATATACGGGACAGAGTTCCCGAAATCGAGTCCGAATGAGGTCGCCTCCAGATCATCGGTTCCAATTGTAAAGACGGCGTTATCGTGCCGGATTACTGGAGGAGTTGAGAACGCCGAAACGTCGACCGTCCCAGGGATAGCGCGATCCGCGTCCGATGATACAAAGCCAGTTAGATCGACGTTAGCGAGCAAGAATGAGCCGACGTCGAAGGCTAGTCCGGTTAAATTACCGCGACAGCCGACCAAGGTTTTAAACAGGCCGGCATGATCGAAACCAAGCGTCGCCGATTCGATTCCGTCGGTGATGGTGTTATATGCGGACGACGTCGAGGCCGTCAGCGTTTCCGCCATCCCGCAAATCTGGAGGATCTTACCGATCGGAGCCGCGTTTCCAGCCGTTCCGGAGCCGATTAACTCGATCTGCCCCTGGATGTTTCCGCGCTCTCGGCCGTAAACAAAAGGCCGATTTGAGAATTTGGCTTGATCTCGTGCCAGTTCTGCGACTTCGCCGGTAATGCTCGAGGTTCCGGCCTGAATAATGACCGAATCAGTCGACGGATCCAGCGTTTCGGCCGTTCCTTCGGTTGACTCGATCGCGACTTGTAAATTACGTTTTTGAAATGACTGTAAAGCCATGATGGTTTCTCCTTCCCGTTTGGGACTTTTTGCCGTGGATTAGTTTCCCGGCGTCCCGCCGGTTGGAGTTTTCGAGGATCCGTCCGCCTTCTCGACGGGTTTTTCCGGTTTATCTTCGGCCTTATTTGAAGGCTTCGAGCGCTTAATTCTGCGCTTGTTCGGTGTTAATTCTCCGGTCTTAGGGTCGCGAGTGTACGATCCGCCGGCGTTGGGTCTGGTTTTGGTCTTGTCAGCCATGATATACGATCTCCGTTCTAAACAAAAGGTCGACCGTTATAAAACTATCATCTTGCGCGCCGTCGGTCGTTCCGGCGAGCGTCAAGGGCGTGTCGGCCCCGGTGAGCGTTTCAAAGATTAAACCGTCGACCACGTCCTCGACAATCGCGTCCACGTTTGCAGAGGCGTTAAACGTGCCGGGATCATAGCGACCATGTACGACAGTCACTAAAACCTCGGCCGAGTATCGCTGGAGAGGTCGTCCAGTGGCTCCAGTGTCATTCCCGAGCGGGATCGCTCTCTGAGCGCGGATCCAGACGGCCGGAGCCTCTCGCACGAATTGGTCGAGATAATCGCGATCGTATGACGTGCCGACGTAGACGGCCGCGTCAACGGCTGCGATCACGGCGTCGCGAATCTCGGCGAGGTTCAGGCGCGCTTGTCTACTCACGCCGGGCTCCCGATCTGTTTAACGATTGGATTCGTGATCTCGAGGATCCAGTCCCGAGGAATCTGATTCTCGAGCGGTAGGATCTGGCGTTTCGGAGGCCCGTCGCCGAATTGGTGAAAACCGACCGAATCAGCGCCGCCCTGTCCGCTTCCGCCGACTGAGACTGAGACCGAGAGAGGCCCGACCGTTGAATCGATCGAAGCGAATAGCGCTCCGGTCGCAAATAGCGCTTGAATCCCGTCCAGTCCCTCTCGGCGTCGGCTTGCAAGTGTTGACGGCGAGAGAGCCGCCCAGGGACTCCCGTCCGGAGCCGTTTGAGTCCGAAACCGCTCTCGCGTTAATGCGAGGAGAGTCGTCTCGACGTCTTTTAATGATGGTCGCGCGAGTGCGCGTTCCACGTCTTGAAACATTAGACCTCTACTCCAGAGGCCGCGCGACGACTCTCCATCCAAACAGAGTCCCGAGCGGGTTGATTTGAATTACTGGAGGCCGGATCACATGATCGACGCCGAAAACGTCGAGGACGTCTCCGACTTTCGGATTCGCGTTCGCCTCGAGGACGATCTCGGAGTCGCCAAGATCCGCCCCGCTATCAGCGAGACGACGTTGGACGGATCCGGTCGCCGGCATAATGCCAGCACGAAACCCGATCACGGTTTGAGGCGTGGTCGTTCCGTCTCTAGCCGTTCTCGTGAGCGTCATGTCCCCCCCGTTCTCGTCGAAAACGGTTTGGATACTCGCGGCGATTGCGTCGTTATCGATCATTGCCGGAAATTACGGACGAGGACCAGGACCGGGCGTCGGTTTAATTACTCCGTTCGCCTCGTCCTCGGCTTCCTGCTGGATCCGTTCTCGAATCCGTGAGGATCCAGACAGTAGAGCGTCGGCCGTTTGAGCGGCCCAAAGGTCGAGATCATAATCAGGCGCGACCCAGAGAGTCACATGATATTCAAGATCCTCTCCGACTGGAACGTCGCCGGGATTGTGATCGACACCATACGCGACAGATCGCGCGATTCCGATAGCAGCGCGCGAAAAGTTATTCGACAATGCTTGAGCGGCTCGACTCGCGATCACTGGATCATCGGGCTTGAGTTCGGGGAAATTCTGGAAAGTAACGATCGTGTACGGTTTCGCGTCTTGCGCGACTTGCCGGTCCAGAGGGTCGGAGGAGTTGTTTAACTGGTTGAGAGCCTCCTCAATACGCCAGTGCAAACGGCCACCGAAAAACGTAACAGCCTCGGAAAAACCGTCCTCCAGGCGATAGCCCTCGGGGATTTGGGACTCGAATGTCTGCTCGGATCCAAGAACCAGGCCGAGGCCGTGGAGATCTTTAACCGCGTTCTCAATTTTTTTAGACGAGGCATCGAGCCGTCTTTCGACAGACAAAACGAGCGTTTCGAGCCGGTTCATTTGTTCTTGTGCGTGTTTTGCCTGTATGCCCATGATGTCGCGCATTTGGTCAACTTCTGCGTTCATTTAAAACTCCGGTTATCAAAGTCGACCGACGACAAGCCGGCCGCTGTAGGTTAGCGAGTGCAAAAGAGCCTCGACGTCCTGAAATTTCCGGAGAGCGTCGGGATCTTGTACCTCTTGAGAATAAACTCCCTCGAGCCGGAATTTTTTGATCTGGGATCGTTCGGGGAGGATTGAGCCGCGAGCGGCGTATGAGGCGAGCCTGACGTGAGCGGTCAGGACCTCGTCGGGGATAGGAGGGACCAGGAATCCGTCGCGGTAGATACCCGCGCGAGGAAAAGAGAGATCGGTCGTTAAGCGAGTCCCGCGAAACGTCCTCGACTCGATGTAAATCATCCCGGACCGGAGATCCGCCTCGAGGTCGACGTCCTCGGTCGATAGGGTCCAGCCGTTCAGGAGCGCAATACCGCGCGCGTCCTGTAGGCTGTTGTATGAATTGGCCCCGGATACTCCCGAGGCCGTTTGGACGATCAGCGCCATTTAATCGGCCTTTTCCGCTGCCTTTTCCGCTGGCTTCGCCTTCGGCTTGGCTTTCGCCTTTGGCTTCGGTGTAAGATCCACGACTTTCTCCCCATTCGGAGCGAATTTCGCGTCGACGACCTTATGGCCTGGATACTCGCGACGGAGTTCGATTTTTTGCTCCGGCGTTACCGGATGAACGACGTAAACGGCCGGTCGTTTTGGTCTTTTATTCTGTGCCATGTTGCGATCCTCGTTAGAAGGTGGGTTAAAGATCCGGCCCCGATTGTCGAGGCCGGACGGTCACGGTCGGGCAATGTATCGCCCCGGCTTTATTGCGCCTGGTCAGCGACCAAGATCACGCCAGCCGAATTTTTAATCGTCGAGACTTCGAGATCCCAATTCGACCCGGTTCCGAGATCGGCGTCGGTCGGTGAACGACCTCCGTTCGATTCGTCCCACGTGTAACCCTTGAGTCGAACGCTAAACGAGTAATCGACCTGCATGGTCGTCTCAATTCGCTCGTTTCCGTTGGTTGTGTCGATGTTGGAGACAATGTCTCCGCCGTCGAACACGGTAGCCGCGCCAGGGACGAGTCCGATCGTTTTGATCAGATCCGGCGTTCCTGATTCGACCAGAGCCGGAGCGTCGGTCACGACAAAGCGTTGTCCGAGGATATCGATCACGCGAACGCCGCCGGCAGCAAATAGCCGTTGAGCGTTTTTCAGGTTTTCCTCGACCAGACGATGATATCCGGCTCCGTTCATGACTTGAGCGGCTAACATGCCGGACTTGTCGCCGAAAAGCGCGTGAGATCGGTTCATGGCGATATAAGTCAAGGCACCGGCCGGATCCGTTCCGCCGCTGATGTCCAGGGTCGCGTCGGACTGGTTCTCAATCGCTGCGACGAGTGAAGCGATCGCCGTATGGAGTTGATCCTTAACCAAGGCCTCCGCGAAAAACTGAGACGCGGCGTCAATGCCGGCAGCCGTTGGACGATCGAGCCATGACATTTGACCGGGCTCCATGAGGATTGGACCAAAGCCGCCGGCGACCTTAACGGAGGTGTTTAAGCCTTCCGAGAGTGCGGTCGGCGTGACTGAATCGTTTGCTCCGTAGCGGTCGACGCGGCGTTGTGCGCCGTGTAACGAATCGAAAAACGACTCGCGCAAAAAGTCGCCGGCAAAACCGTCATTGGTGAGACGGATCGCGCCGGCGCTCGCCTCGTTGAAAGCGTCGACCATGACGTCGAGCGCTTCTAGCGTCTCCGGCATGATCATGTCATTAAATACTTGCATCTGTGAAAGGGCCATCGGGAAATCTCCTTGTGATGATTAAGAGTTAATTTTCTAGTCCGTATTTTTCAGCGATCCGGGATTCGCGCTCGTCTCGAGTGCCTCCTTTTCCGCGTGTGTCAGGACTTCCCGTCCTTTCCGTGCTGCGAGACTGTTTTCGAGTCCCGCCGCCGCCGCCGCCTTTGGTATCAGTTACCAGGCGAGCGAATGTTTTATCGGCGAGGATCTCGGTCTCGAGATCTTCGATCTTGAGTTCGGTCTCCTTGCCTTTTGAGTCGAGAATGACCAGAGTCGGATCCTCGGCCTCGTCGTCAATTGTAACCCGCAACCGTTCGCGGATCAATTTTTTCAGAATAGGCCGCGAATCATTGTCGACGGCTAGACGTGAGGCCATCGCTTCGGCTCGATTATCGGCCGTTAGCCGCTCGATCATGGTGTCGCGTGACTTGAGTCGTCCGGAGAGTTGCTCGTTTTCCCGCTCGTGGTCGCGCTTGGCTGATTCGATCTTTCGATCGTAAGAGTCTTTTATTCGTTGCCGTTCGGCGTCGGTTCCGCTACTGTCGAGTAGTTCGTCGCGCTCGGTTCGCAGTTCTGAGACTTCGTTCTTAAAGCGCTCGGCTTCTTTCGCCGCCGTTTTTGCGTTCGAGCGTTCCTTCTGGAGCGCTGATTTCAAGCCGCCGACCTCGTCGTCTGCGACGACTCCGTTCACGTCCAGAATAAAACCTCCGTCCGTTTCCTTGTACTCGCCTCGGAATCCCTCCGAAACGTCCTCCAGTTTTTCAATCTTGTAAGGTAATGCCATCGGAATCTCTCCGTCGTGGTTTATTCAATACCGGCGCGGCTAAATGCCAGAGGCCGGCGGCGTTTCATTTGTTCAAGCGTCATCGGTTGAAAACTTCGGTCCAATTGTAGCCGAGAAAACTCCGACGCCGTGAGTCCTCCAGATCTTAACAGTTGCGCGCGCGTTTTTCCAATCGCGACGGACTGGAAATCCGGATCTTGTTTCTTGAGCCATTCAATATAGGTTAAGTCCGCCTGAACCTCGCCGCCTTGCGCTGGACGGACTCCTCGAGATCGGTCGACGGGCTCGTCGGTGATCGCGACAGTAAAACATCGGCATCGATAATGGATCGGAGAGAGCGGCCCTTTCCCGACCTCGTATTCGTTGCCGTCGAGCGGTCCGCATTGGAGACAGGTTCCAGAGTCGAGAATGGATGTCCATCGGTATTTCTTAACCTTTGCATTTTGTAGCCAGACCAATTGCCGCGCCTGTTCTGCTGCCTGTTGAGTGGCGAGATCCGTAAACGCCGCGACTTTTCGACGGACGATTCCGATCACGGCTCCACGGTTATTTCGGGAGCGTGGGCCGATCAATGCCTGGACGATCGACGAATTCGACTCTCCACGACCTGCCAAAACTCGGACGCGCGTTCTAATTCGGCGGACTTCGGTCTGAACCAGGACCGCGAATATCCCCGCGAGAGTAGCCGCCGCGACGCCATCGGCGAGGACGGGAGCGCCGAGAGCGTCTCCAGGGAGAGACCTCATATCGGGCGACGGGACTTCGAGGAAACCGGCCTCCGCTTCTGCCATTTCCTGAGCGATCTCTCGAAGTTGCGGGAGGAGGGCGATCCAGACGCGGTCGAGAATCGATCCGGCTCGACGGTCCAGGGAGTCCAAAAACTCGACGAGACGGGTCGGAGTCATTCCCGCGACCTCGGCGTTCGCCAGTACGCCGGCGAGGAGTTCCGTCAGTTCCTCCCCCGCCTGTAGCGCAGCCGCGCGGACGAGCCCGGCTTTTACGCGCTGGAGCATGACCTGGAGCCTCGTCGTCTGGTCGAATAGCGCCATAATCTAGTCGATACTCTCTCGGCCGAGGAGGTCGTCGATTTCCTCGTCGGTGAGTCGAGTCGCTCCGATCTTTCGCAGCATGGAATTTTTGACGGCGTCCGGATAGGCTCCAGCCTGCCATCCCTCGACAATGGCTCGGAGCGTGTTTCCGTCCATTTGTAGCGACGTGAAGTCGGCCTCGAGATCGTATCGAACCGGATCACCCGGTCGGACGAATAGAAGAGCAAACTCGAGCGCGCGGGTTATACACTGCGAGACGTTTTTCACAATCAACGATAGCTGACTATATGTCGCGTTCGTCTCGTTCCTGGACTGTTCGGCGGTCATGACGACCGAGGCCTCCATTATCTGAGCTCCGAGCGCTACCATTTGAGCCTCTTTCCGTTTCATCGCGGCATCGGACAGGATATCCGGATCGACCTGGAGGAGTTTCGCGGTCTCTCCCTGTGCGAGTAACAGAGGCGCGCGACTTCCAAAATAAACGCCGTCCTTCTCGAGACGGTCGATCGTGGATCGCGAGAGGTTCTCGAATACCGGCCACGGCTGACCCAAAAGGAACGCCGCCTCCTCATAATCGGCCGAGTTTCGATAGTGGGCGATATTAGCAGCCGCGAGATCTGAAATAACCGGCCGATCGATTGCCGGGTCATTGCAGACGGCCCCCATAAACGCAAACGGGATCTCCGTCATTTTCTCGCCGGTTTGGGTAGTTGGGTATATTTTGGAGTTTGGGATCGACGTCCAATTCGTCTCTTTTTTTGATTTTGTCCCGGTGGTGTTGGCCTCGAATCGTTCTTGGAAATAGTATCCGTCCGAGTCCAGGGATAGCGCGAGGACTTGCGTTTCGTTGTCGACGTCGAATCCTTCACTCCTGGAGACGTCCTCGGCCAATAGAACGAATTTAAGGACCGAAGCGCCTTTCTCATTGTCCCATTCACTAAACCAGCCGAGAATCGCCTCGGCCTCGAACGTGGACAGCGTCGGGACGTCCTCTCGCGTTGCCGCCTGGATAAAGTCGACGAAAATTCCGCCGCGACCGACGATCAGGTTCTCTCGGACGAGATACTGAGCCATCCCCTCCAGAGTCAAGCCGGCCCCGTCCGCGTTTTTCTCTATTTTCGCGATCCGTTCCGGGATTTCCTTTTCGGGCTTGGCCTTCGTCGCCATCCCGACCAGGCCGGAGACGGTTCGCCCCGTAACGCCGTAAAAGTGCGCGCGCTCGATGTATTGCATATAACGGGCGTCGTTTTCGGGAGAGATGTCGAGCGGGTTCGGCCGAGGGAGATAAACATGGGCTCCGACCTGTCGATCCGCGACATTATTTCGCCGAGACTTGATCAGTTTTAAGTCGGCCTCCTTGATATCCTCGTCGCCGTTGACGACGTCTCGCATTTTGGTCCAGCGTCGGAGATCTCGAGCCGTGTATCGTTTTTTAAATTTCATTGTGCGAAACCTATTCGGAGCGAGCGTCCGTCCGCTCGGTTAGTTGAGAATCTTCGGTGGGCATAGTATCCCCCCGCGTCCGGTGCGTGGTCAAGGTCTCCGGATTTGTCCGGTTTTCCGTTTTCTCCCCACGGTTGACGAGTGAGGCATTTATTCAGGTCGGGACAGTGTCCGCGATCGACGAAATACTTTCTCTCGCCCTTTGCGTTGCGAATTCGTCCGTTATACACGTTAACGCGATCCATAATCCGCGGATTTGCTTCCGGCGCGTCGATCAGGAATCCCGCGTCCTCGAGGAGTTGGATATCGGTCCGCTGCGCTCCGGTGTCCCGGTTGCCGCCGGTTGAATCAGGATAGACAACAATTTTACGCCGTGGGAATCTGTGTTGGATGGTATCGATTACGTCCCGAGTATCGTATCCCCTCGAGATCTCGCCGACGGCGTAGGAGTCGTTATCGCGTTCGACGTGAAACACCGCCGCCATTTTGCCGATGTTGAAATCCATTCCGACGTGGAGAGGCTCGAATTCGCCGACCTCGACCGTCCGATGGTTTTCGGGTCCGTAATCGTGATACACGTTCCCCATCGTTAAATTGACAAATTGGCCCTTCAAATAGGCCTCGACTTGTCTGGCGTCATAGGTCTCCATCATCGCGTCGATATAACCGGGAGGGAGGTTTTTCTCGTTTGAAAATGTCGAGGCTCGGACCAGGTGATAAAGAGCCGACTCCGTCTCCATAAATCGAGAGTGCATGAACGCGAAACCCTCGGGAGTACATGTCACGTGAGCCGTATTAGGTGCGTCCGGATATCTGAGCCGGGCGACGATCTTTTTCCATGCTTCCTCGGCCTTGTCTTTCCGCATCGTGTCGATTTCGTCGACGTGCGCGTGTCCGACCTTGAAACCGACGATCCGTTTCGGGTTTTCCATCGATCGGCATTTGATCAGCGAGACCAAACCGTCCCCATCCAGGAGAGAGACCTCCTTGTCCCCGAAGTTGATCGAGATATCGAGACCGTAAAGATCCGCGACCTCCTCGATCGTAGGATAAAAAATATCTCGGATCATCGGATACGTCGGCGCGAAATAGGCTTGAGGACAGCCATGCTCGAGCCCGGCTTTAATTAAGCCGTGACAGCCGGCCCACGTTTTCCCCGCTCCCATGCCGGCGACGAGTCCCGTAAATCTCGCCGGCGAGTACAGGAGCGAGTGCTGAGAGGGGAGGAGTTCGATTTTCAAAGGGTTAATCCTCTCCAGGAATTTTTCGTTTCGGGTCGCTTGCGTCAGTAACGACAAATTCGACCTTTTTCCGGCGTCCGCGCGTTTCGGGATTTCCCTCGCCTCTAAACTTCTGGTGTCTTGATTTCAGCAAAAAGATCATGAGGAGATCGCTTTTTTCTTGAGCGCGTTTCCGAGCGGTCGACTCGAGAGCGTCCGTCCCGTCTGAATATGCCTGGATCCAAGCCGAATCGAAATCCTCGTCGTTCTCGCGTCTCTCATAAACGGTCGATCGCGGTAACTGTGAATCCTTGCAAGCCTCCGCGACCGTTCCTCCATCCGACAGCGTGAGGAGGAATATCGCAAACTGAGCCTCCCGCCGTTTATCCTTCGCCGCCTCTCTTTCCTTTTTAGCGTTCCGTTCTGTCCGGACTTTTGACGTCGTTTTTTTCGCGGTCTTTTTGCGTAACGCTTTCTTTTTGCTTGCTTTTTTTGTCATTATTCGGATTTTCAACCGGAGTCCTGCCTGAGATCGAATTTCATGTCCTCAAGCGCTCCGACCAGTTCAAAGTATTTTAGACCGGGCTCGGCATAAGTACAGACGCCGCCGGCCTTTCTTAAACCGACCACGGCGACGCCGTCGAGTTTGCCGTCCCTCGCCTCCGTGAGCATGGTCTCGAGGACGTGGACGACTTGCGCCTGGATTTCGGTCAATTGTGTGTTGACAGATACGACGTTGAGTTTCGATTGAGTCATTAGGGCGCGCCCGGATAATGGTTAATTGTCCATGAGGCGATCAGGAGCGCGACCGAGGTCAATAACGCCACCAGACCCCCGACTCGAGCGGCCGTCGACGTGGTTCGCTCGTCCGTTTTCCCCATTTCAATCTCGAGGAGCCTGACGCGCTCATAAATTGGCCCGATCTCGTTCCGAAATTCGTCTCGGTGTTTTTGAATCTCTCTCATGATTCTAAGTTCCGATTTTTCGGCCGTGTCCAGAATCCGAATCAGTAACGCTTGAATGTTGTTTTGTGGATCTCCTTCCATGTCAGCGCCTTATTTTTTGAAGTTCCACGTTACAGGGGAACGATCAATCCCGCAACCAGTCCAGCACCGATTAACAGAGGACAGGACCAGGCGCGAGCATTCAGCGCCGACTCGAGGTCGTCGATCGCGTTCCAATAGATCCAGACGGCCTCGCCGAGTTCGTCAAAGGCTGCATTTTTAGCCGATAGCGCGTCTCGGTTTGCGATCGAATGACGGACAAACGTCTGAGCCGTTTCCAGTGAGTCCAGATCCAGGAACGCGACCTCGCGGCCATCCTCCAGAGTTCCGACTTTAAACTCGAACGCCGGCAAATCCGCCGGCGACTCTGAGGCCTCAAACACTGGCGGAGGCTCTAATCCTTTACTCGGGAGGGCTCCGCAGCCGGCGATTGATATCGCGAACACGATCGCGCAAAAGTTCGCGAGACGTCGGAGGAGGGAAAAATTCGTTTTTGTCGCTGACTTCGAGCGGTTTTCCTTTTTCATGGTCTTTTGTCTCCTGTTTTGCTCGTTGGAGGATCTCGTTCGCTGTTTCGTGGTGTTTGTTCGCGCGCTTCGCGGTCTCTGTCGCCTTTACGATTTTAATCGCGCCGGCTTCGGCCTTCCGTTCAGCACGTCGCCCGAATAGCAGTCCAAAAATGACGGCCGCAATCGATAGAACGAAAAGCCATCGATCGAAAAGCCAGTCGAAGATCGTTTCGATTTGCTGTCTCATTCGCTTTTCCTAGGTTTGGGTTCGACCTCTGGATCGTTCGAGAGGTTATATATCCAGGGATATCGATCCATCAAAAGCCGGCGCATGATTTTATAAGCCGCCGGCGAGAACATTCCGACCGATATCGAGATCCAGAGTTCAGTCCAGGGGAACGGAGAGATCGACGTTTTCGCCGTGGATATCGTAAAGCAAACGATCACACCGAGGAGAAACGCGATCGCAGTCACTCGGCCCCCGGTTAAGTTGTAGGCGCGTTTTAGTAGCTGAGAGCCGCCCCACGACACCAACAGGCCGAGAACGATACCGAGGATCGACCGTGGATTTGCTCCGAGGAATTCGGTCCAATCCTTTAGCGAGCCGAGAATGAGGTTCGACCCCTGGACGATTGCGTCGATCATGATCTGGACTCCGGCTTCTGTTGTGTTTTCGCAAGAATTCGGCGTTTTTGCTGCTGAGTCCAAAGTCCTAGCCGGACCGCATAAGTCAATAAATTAACGCGAGCGTGTCTCATCTTTTTTTGCTCCTGTATGGTTTGGCAGTCGTGAGACCCTGGAGACCCTTGAGAACCGGGAGAGGGTCG